AGTCCCTCTCCCATACCCACGCCAACATCGACAGTAAAGGTGTTGCTTGCCGGAACGTTTGTTGCCGCTGTTGCAGAAACTGGAGGTGCCGTACTTCCAGCAACGAAAAACCTGTTCCAGTTCCACGCGAGAACCACATGGTGAATCACCATCGGGTAATATATAGGAACAATCCTTCTGTCCCATATGCCAAGACCAGCACTTGCATACGGTTCTGTATTAGCGTACTTGCTTACAATCCCACCAAAAGCCCTATTGTTTAGCAGTGGAACAGAGATAATGTCGTAGGAGGCGTCATCTAACAGTTGCTGCAACGGTGCGGTTTCGCAGTTTTCGTCTATTCCTCCGCGTAACCTGTGCCTGTATTCGCTGTCTATGGATTCCATAACAGGGCTAATTGCGCTTGTGTCTGCGCCTGTGTCTGCAAGGATTGGGTCGTTGCCAGCCGGAGACACAATAGATATTCCTGTACCGAGAGCATTTCTGCTTCTAACGGCAAGGTTGCTGTCTTTTGTGGGCAAGTTCTGGATGTTAAACGGGCTACCTTCAACATCTCTTTGCATTAATGTTGCCCGAATCTTCATGCTTGCCTGAACGCTTACGAGTGCCTGGGACAATCGCGTTGCAGGCTTGTCTGGTGTTTGCCCAAGACCCGGTGCGCGTATGACAAAAGCATAAGTCTTAAATGGGCTTATAGCTGCATTTATGTTGTCTATAACTATCGGGTTAAATCGTCGCGTATCTGCTTGATATATCTGGTAGCTCAGCGGTGCGTTGAATATTGTTTTTTGAAAACCAAACTTAGACTCACCGAAATACTCTTGGGGCTTTTCGACCATTGAAATGGAAAGCTCATACGAGTCCACCATGTCAAAATCCATTTGTCCGCCAACATCTATCGGCTCAACGTTTACAGAATCGTCCAGGTGGTCTTTGATTGCACACGGCTCTGCTCGTTGATCAAAAGAAAAACTAATTTCTTCAAGAACAAACCTTGGTTGATCTTCACTTAAAGAGTATGCACCCGCAGTTGCTGTCCACATATCCTGCGTTGGTGGAAACGTAAACGGTATAGCAAACCCAGCAAACTCTTGCATCAAATGTGATACCGTCCAATCTTTAGAAAAAGGAAAGTCACTAGCCAAGTATGGCACATGCAGGTTTACCCTGAACGTTCCACTGTCTGCCTGAAGCTGCTCGCTTTCAATGTTTGCACTGTTAATCTCAGTAGCAATGCTTTGCAGTGGAACGTGTATGTGGTCTGGAGTTAGCTTGGTGCCTCTTGCGAGCCTTGTTCTTGTAACCTTAGCCATCACACAACCTCTTCAAGCATATGTATTACAGTTGTAAAATGCTGGTCAAACCAAGGCTTACTACCCCAGCTAGAGTCATACATGAGAGTGCCTGTATACGCTGGAGGTATAACAAGAGACAGCCTAACTCTTGAGTTCTGATGCAACGGTATTTCTGCGCTAACAGGCTCCCATACGCCGTGAGGCGGACCTCCAGGGAAACCTGCTGGACTCATATCACTAAAGCCTAACGGCCAAGGCTTGTATGAAACAACACTCTCACCAACAACAAACTGGCTTCTGATGACCTCAACCTCGTTAAGCATTCGGTTTTCCGTTCCTGTTGGCGAGTCAACGTGTAACGTAAACGAAAAATCTTCACTTGCCTGGTTTGGAGCATACCCTTGAGGCGTATCTGCCCCATACTGAAAGCTGTTTGTGTAGTCCCTATGTGCGGCACCAACCGTATCTGTTAACAGCAGCACGTCTATGTTGGTTATAATTGACGGCCTGGTAATGTGAAATGATGTTGTCCAAACGTATTGTGATGCCAAGGTTGAGTTTGGGTTTAAAGGGTTTACTCCAGGTATTTCATATCCCTTTACCCTTTCAAAGTTAGTGAAGTTATCTGGCACGGTTGACCCTGCCATAACCCAATCGCTAATGTTGGGCGTTGAAAGCCAGGGCCAGTGATGGACAGATGTGTTTGCTTTGTTTTGTGGGATCCACCCCGCAACAAACATTGTGGGCATCCACTTGGTTGCAACATCTCCTTGTGGAACTTCATTTGTGTGCCTTTCAAAAGACTCCATTGCAGAGTCTAGGCGATCACCGTCAATAGTTGTATTGTCAGCAAACTGCTCGTTAGTGACGTGTCTTGGGTGTTTCTTGTATGCCATTACAGAGATGCTACCGGTGCTGAACAGTTTACGAATGTAGCCCCTGGGGCAGTAGGTCCAAACATGCAACCAACTATCTGTACGTTTGCGGCGACACCGGCATTGTTAACAAGGTTGCCACCAGTTCCATCCCCACCGCGCCACATGCAGCCATTAAACACAGCGCGTGCGCCACTTTCCATAGAAATCCAAATCTTATCTCCGTCTGGCTGGCTCATGTTAAAAATGCAGTTTCTGAAAAACACAACACTGTCTGGCCCAATAGACAACAAAGTCCCCACAGACGATGGCGAGTTTACAAAGGTTATTCCGTCCAGGGTCAGCCTTGTTGCAACAACAACAACTTTTCGCTCCATCCTAGAATCAGCAAAGCCGCCAATAAGCGTGTATTCTTTTTGTAGTCTTGAACCCCCAAAACCCCCAGAAGACAACATGATTGTATTGTCTTTTGTTTTGGTCTCCACGATCTTCGAACCAGCTTGAGTAATGTTAAGGCCATTAACAAGCCTTGAGAAATCAGCTTGAAGCTCAGACTCTCTGGTTTCAGCAACATCCTTCTTGCCTGGTATTGTGTACGGAAGTGGAAAAATGCTCATCAGTGTCCATACCTCCTTCTACCAGCAGTCTGCCTAAAAGCGGCCTTAGAGCTTTGCAGCTTTACCTTTTGGCTTCGTATTTGTATGTGACCAAATATCATGTAAGAAAACGATGAGCCCTTACATGAGTCGCTCGTAGATATTAGCGACACCTCTTCATCATCAACAAGGTAGTTGCCCTCGGCTGTTCCGCTTGAGCCATACCTTGCCTCAGACCCAAATGTCTTTGTCGCGAGAAACCCAGACGCACCGATGATGCGAGTCCTTATGCTCGACTTATCAACAATCCTGCTTATAGCGTTTGCGTTTGCACCTGCATAATCAATGATTTGACTCATCCACCCTTTCCGGTCTGCACCGACAAGCGTGTTATACAAACCAGCATCAAAACCCTGCACGAGCTTGTCTGTTGCCAGCCCGTCACCCCTTGAAAGCATCATGGTGTACAAGCCTCTAGACATCAGGGTTTTGTTGTCTCCCATTCCGATGTGTCCGCTCTTGTACGCAAAGTCTACTGGAGACGCGACGTTGTTTTCATAACGCGACAAAGCAGTTCCTACCGACAGGTTTCGCCATGAATGCACTATTGGGTTTGTTGTAACAACCCCGTCCGTAAACGACTGCTGACCAGCAACAGGCTCTATGTTTATGTACGAGCTGGGGCCTGTCAGAATCTTTTTAAACGGAAGGTATAGGAGAGGCGTCTCTCTGTTTGGCGTAAGGTTTATTGGCTGCGAGCCCGCAGGCACTTGATCAAACTCAATGTATATAGTGTTCCCACCAACAGCGTTTAACTGCACACGATGCCCCACAGCACCGGCACCCTTGGCGTACCCCGCTGCGCTTCCAAGCCTTTCTGCTGGAACGTAGAAGTCAACCTCAATGCCACCAACCGCCGTGGTGATTGGCTCAAAGTTTGTGTTGTTAAACGTAATGTGTGACACCCATTCCGTAACACCTGTGTTAGCCAGAGAGCTAGAAAGTATTGCTGTCACTGGAACGAGATACACTTCGTCTGTATCTGTTAGCGCAGGTTGTGCCCCAGGGAACTTATATCCTTGACTGAGACTTATTGGTTCCTTGTACGTCAACGATGTGTTTGCAGATGCAGCAGCAGCAATAGTAGTATCGTACTCGTAATATCCGACAGGCTTTCTTTCATCCTCGTCATCGACGCTTCTGTCTATTGCGCCGCCTCGACCATACTGAAGTATGTAGTACGAGTTTGTTCTTACAGAGCCTATGCCGCCCCCAAGCGTTGATATAACCTGCTGGTCTGGAGAACCCACAATAAACATGTCTGTTGGGGTGGCCACCATCCATGGCTGCTCGATGTATTGAGTTACACCGGCTTGCGCTACAGAGCCAGGAGCAAAGGCAACAGACTCGTATGTCCATACAGACCACTTGCCAGAACACAGAACCAAAGATGCGTTATTGTTTGGGAACATGGCAACAACACAGTCGTATTTGTTGCAATACGTTATGTGCGCCCCAGACAGGTCTGCCTGCAATGTAGTTTGGGCCTGCTGGTTGGTGTTTGTCCATGTCCCGCTTTGCGGATAGTAGGCCGTAAGCGGGTTTGTCATGTAGTCGGTAAAAAACCTCTGAACAGGAGCACCGGTCTCTTCAACAAGGAAGTTTCCGGTTGTGCTGTATATCCCGTTGCTAGAAATCCAAAACACACGGTTTTCCGCTTTGACCGTTGCCGATGGCCCTACACACCCAACGCTGTCAGAAATTTTAGTAAACTGACCACCAGACAATATGCTGGTGCCTGATGGTATCCTGTACACAAACGTTTCTTTTTGGGTGTAGACGTATATGTTTCCAAGCTGCTCTGCCAGTGCGGTAATCGTACCTTCACATGGAACAGACACAAAGTTTGCATCGATAATAGACGCAGGAAGCTCTGGGTCAGAAAAGAACAACGTTCTTCCAGAGCCATACACCATGGCAGAGCCAGAAGATACGGCTGCTGAAAAGTTGGGCAGCGTACTGTTTGTAAAATACGAATACCCGAGTGCAATTCCAGAGGTAAACGTCAACTGCCTAATCCTGCTAGACTCACAGTACTTACCTATCGCTTCGAGTTTATCATGCGTATCTACCTGTACGCTTCTGTCTGTTTTGGGACGCCTGTAGTGGGTGGGGTAATAAACCCATGTACCAATATCTTCGTTCCCAAATATGACTGCATCTCGAAACTCTTCGAAAAACAAAGGCTTGTCTGTGTCTCCCTTGATCCAGGCCTGTCTGTTTTTGTCCCTTCCCGTCTCATAGTTTCCGTGGATATACGCCATAAGTATTCCACGAGATTGCCCTACAAGCTGGGTTGTTGCGGGTGGTCTGTCATTAATAGATGTGTGCTGGTATAGGGCCTCTTCCCAGTGCGTGCCATCCGTTATGTCGTCAACATGTACAACGATTGCCGTTTCGTAAGAGTTGTTTACAACATACGGCGTTGAACCATTGCTTTGCGTGTTAGACGTATTAACGCGAGCACTAAACACCGAAATTATCTGCGTGTGCCCAAAGTTGGTCTCTACGATTTTTGACCCCAAATGCCCCGAAATCCCCCAGCCCTTTGTGTCTTTGCTAGGAAACGGGAGTCCAAACGAACTAGTCCTTTGAGTTACCTGGCCAAACCCATCTCTAACCTCCCATGCTCCGCGCCTCCACGTCATGTTGAGCGCAAAGCTAGAGTTAGATGGAATCCTGTTGTCTGTTCCAGTCTCCAGTATTTCTACTTCGTTTGAGTCTACAGCCATTAGACATCCTCATAGCTATTCATGGTGCGTTGCACGTAGTGTGAGGCGTCAACATTCCGGTCAACAACATAACCATCAAGGTCTGTTATTCTTTGCCGTAGCTGCAACATAAGCGGCTGGTTAATTGCTGCGTCGCGTATTTGGTATTGCTGCACAGCAAAGAGCGCAATCATGTCATGGAACTGCGTCATATCATCGATAAATGTTCCAACAGCCCAGTCAACATCAGACTCTGGAACATATGTCAGAACCACATCGCCTGTGGTGTCTTCTGAGAAGATTAGCTTGGTTCCTTGTAGCGTATAGGATTGGTAGCTATTAAGAAGACCCTTGACGCTTGCGGCTCCTTTGTACTGCCACCCCAAGTATGGATACGATGCATTCTTGGACCTAATGGAGACTAGATCAAGCATCCGTCTTTGCCCCGCTGGAACGTTAGGCCCCAGAATAACAACAGGGTTTGCAACGTCTGCTAAGTCGTAAAACGTTCCGCTTATTGTGATGTCCACATCGATGGCAAACACGTATGGATTCAGAGCGGTGACCCTTCTCCTAAACTCATCATAGCCGCGTTGCAGATATGTGATGACGTTTGCGGTAGAAAGAAACGTTTCATCAGGCTCATCACAATAAGCTCGAAACAACTCTTTTACTTCAGACACGTTCACTATAGTTGCCCTCCAAACGGAGATATTGTTGCCTCGGTGCCTGCTGCAAGCCTACTAACAGAATCCTCTACAGCCAACGCTTCAGATGCGTTTCTTACGGCCTCTGCTCCAACCTGTTGCTCAGCCATCCCGCTTTCCGGCAGTGCTGTTTGTTGAGCCGTCTGCTGCATCCCCATGCCTGGAGTAATTTCCCTTGGGAACACTTTGCGCTGCTGCATTGCAGACTGGTATGCCTGCTGCCCCTTACCGAATGCTATGATCGAAGTGTACACATCGCTCACATAATCTTGAAGCTCGATAGGCATTGTGTAGAACTCGTTGCTTCGCATGAAGTCTTTAAAGACCCTGCTAAATGCATCGAGGTCATCTGTTGAGTAAATCTCAACCATCATGCCATTCTTCACACCATCAAGTATCTGCTGCGCGTGTGCAAGAGCTTGGACTTTCTCACTAACCTGTGCGTTGCTGGTTCTGAAAGATAGCTCGTACATGGCCTGGTCTTTGTCGATAAGCCCGAGGTTAAACAGTTCCAGAACCTTGGCGTCCCTATCGTGAGCTTCTTTTCTAAACAGCGACCCTGCCTGTATAAAGATTTCTGGGTTGTCAATTAGGTCTTCGTTCTTGATTTCCTTATGTATGACAGAGCCATAGTCGTCCATCATCTTAACGTACTTGCCCTCGCTGTAGTGCGCCTTGGCTAAAAGGCAAACAGTCTTGGCTACGTTTTTGGCAGCATCCTCAATCATAGACTGAGTGATTTCTAGTTGGCTCAAGTCTTTTGCAGAAAGCTCCGCAATGGCAGCACCTGAGCTAACGTTTACCGCTCGACGGCCCAATGTGACAGAGTGAATGCCTGCAACATCTCCCATCTCTGCCTGGATTCTGGACATGTTGTCCATAACATACCCAGGCAACGGGGCTGGCACGAGCATCTCCGGCCTACCACCAGCCGCGTTGTAGTAAATCTTTTCTCCTGGCCTATCTGTAAAAGCGTTGGTTGGCACACCGGCAGTCTTTGGTATCAAGACTTTTGGGTTTGCCATAAGCTCTGCGTTTTGTATGACCTGGCTTCTTGCCTTGTTGTAATACCACTGCAAATCTACAAGTGGCTCAATAAGGCCGATACCCCATAACCTAGTTGGAATTACGGAGTACCTAATAATCTGTATAGGGAACGGGTCTACAAGGGCGTCCTCTTCCTTGTATAGATATGTATCACCCATAAGGATGGCATGTTTTCCGTCCTTCCAGTAAATCTCGTATAGCTCAACGCGGTCTGCTGGGATGGTTTGCCCCGTTGGCTTTTCATCCAATCGCGTTGTTGCTGCCGTTTCGATTTGCTCGGTGTGATCGGGGTAAGCCTTCTTCAGGTCTTCCTTGGTATGATACGTGCGTATAGCTGTCCACTGCGACTCGCTTGGCATTGAGACCCCGGCCTCAAAGAAAATGTCATACGCGCTGTGTGCGTCTGTTGTCACACGCTTTTTAGAAGGGTCGTAGTAAGTGTGAAGAGCGCATGTGCCCATTGACAGCAAATAGCTGAACGCCAACGACAGGGTGTTTTTAAGCTCGTCTGCACTCCAGTGGTACTCAAGGAAAAGTTCAGTTGCCTTGGCCTTGGTAACGTCGTCAGGTGCTGGAGTTGCCGGAACAACGGCGACAGACGGATAGTTAACAGTGAGCCTAGAAAGAATGTTGCGGTACATGTTAAGCAGCAGGTTGACGGTGGCGTGAACGTTGGCACCCACCCTTGGCCTTGATAGCTCATACCTTCCAAGGTTGACGTCATAGGTTAACCACTGCTGGCCCTGTAGGAAAAGAATTGCCAAGTCCCACGAGCGACGAAACTCTCTCTTGTCGTTTTCAGAGTTGAGTATTTTCCCCTTCATGTTCTTGGGGAACTTGTTTTCTGTAGCCATGTATCAACCTAGCCTAGTATGGATTTTCCAAGTTTTGCGCCAGTCAATGCGCCTGCTGGGCCTCCAGCAAGAAGCCCGATGCCAGCACCAGCAAGCGTCCCAAGGATGCCTCCCATGCCGCTGTCTGCCCGCTCTTGTGCCAGCTTTTGTCTGGCGGCTTGAGACATAATGGATTGCGGTCTTTGTGAAGACTGCATCTGAGTCATGCCAGTAGGTGCTCCAGACCTGCGCGGAGGAGGCTGCATTACCATCGATTGCGGAGGAACAAAAGATTGGTAAGCAGGCATCTGCTGCTGTCCTTGAGACGCAATGCCTGCAATTTTTACAACATCGGAAAGAGACAACCCCGGATTAACTGTATCGCTAACAGCCTCATATGCGTCTGCAAAACCCATTGCCATCGCTACATCTCCTTGCCGTAAAGAACAGAGGGCGGGTACTGGTACGCCAACGCCTCTGCTTCTTGCTTTTTCTTATCCTGGCGAAGTCTTATGTGTTCTGCAATCTTCTGCACAAGTAAGACATCAACCAGGACAAGAGTTATTATGTGCATCACCTCAACCATTACGGAAGTGCTAGGCTGTTGGGGTCAGTGCTTCCTCGTAGCCACATGGACACAGCAAGCTCTGCGGTGCCGCCTGTAATCATTGTAGCAGCACTTCTTTGGCTTCTCATGCAAAGCATTTGACCTGCCAGCAACTGCACGTCCATGTCTAAGAAGTTTGCTGGCCATGTTCCGTTAAGGCTTGTGTCCCACCTTGTTACGGGTGCGCCCGGAATAGGTAGAAAATTTGCTGCGATTGGAGGCTGACCTACCGACACTGTTCCGAGCGTAAAATCAAGAAACCCGCCAGCGTTGAAAGCGAAAGGCTGAGTGTCTGAAGCAACAAACGCAATCGTCATTTTAACAATCTTGCAATCAATGGGGATTCCAAGCGTTGGTATTGTTGCTGTGTTTGCCGGGTCTGAAAGGGTGTTGTCCGACCACTGAAGAAAAACAGGAGCACTGCCCCCAATGTTATCGCCAATAACTCCATTGACGCATGTAATCCACTGTACGTTTGGTGCTGAAATCATGTTCTTTCCTTAAAAGCAGGGAGGGGGTGTTGCCCCCTCCCTTATAACCCTAGAGCGATACTCCAACAAGGATGACGTTGCAGTTAGGCTGCTTGCATACAACGTTGTAGTACCATCGGTAGAAACCTTCGTAAGCATCACGGTCATCGACCCGGCTAAGAACATTTCCATCGAGGTCAGCAAACCCGGCTGCTTCCAACTCCGTAATGCACCAGGTGTCTTTGCGGAGGAAGATAAGCCCACCGCGAGGCACCGCACGAGATACCTTCAAAGGCACACCGGAGTATGACAGCGTTTGGAATCCACCGTCACCGCCACGGGCCTTGTCCGTATCGGTGAACAAAGTTCCCTGAAGAAGCGATGTGTACTGCTGACGGGTGGTTGGATTCATCATGATAACATCATGCTCGTGCCCTCCACCGTTAGGAGTAATACCACCGCCTTCGGTAATGCCTAGCGCAAGAACGGAAGGAATTGGATCTCCATCAACGTACACACGGTCAAGACACTGCTGCATACGAGCAAGCGACAAAGCTGCTCGTGCGTGAGTGCCAGTCGTTGCTTGCGTCAAAACCAAACCTCGAAGCTGAGGTTCCTCGCCTGCCGCAGTAGGGGTAGAACTCGTCCGCGTAATACCGAAGTATGCGTTCGGGTTTGCCTCACCAGCGTTAGCAACTGTGCCGTTAGACGCAATGTTGGAAAACAATCCGCTTGGCTCTTGCAGTTGCTGAAGCGCGGCACCATTAACACCAACGTTTGCAGCAGCTTGGTCAACAGCCTGAGCAAAACGAAGCGCAACAGCAACGCCAAATCCGTCCGTAACGTTAGCTGTCTGGAAAAAATCACCGCCCGCATTTCCACCATACGCAATGGTGATTGTGGATAAGGACGAGTCAATCGCAGAAACAAACCAGTTGGGATTTGCGGAGGGAGCCGCACCGTCTGTCATCAAAATATCTTTGAAGTTATCCATTCGGATAAGTCGGATTGGAACCCATGTGGCAGTGTTAGTCGCGCTTACCTGAAGAAACGGTGTGAAGTCTCCCGTGTATTCCATTGACACGGTTCCAAAACTAGCTGGAACACCAGTTAGCTGACCACCAGCCGGAGAAGGAAGAATTGGCTGTGCCGCCCCACCTGTTAAGTGCTCATTAAGGAATCCACGGATTTCGTTACCAAAAACAGAAACACCGTTTGCGCTGTTACGCACGTCGTTGACGAGCTTCTTCATCTCAGCATCAACGTATCCAATGAATGCACCAGTTCCGCCCGACTTAGCAGCCGAGATTGCAGGACCGGTAATTTGGAAACGTCCGTACTGGAACTTAGCGTTAACCTGCAAGCGTGTGTAACCCTGTGCTCCAGCAGTTGGAAGCGCAGTGTTTTCTGCTGCGAAATTAACACCCGTGTTACGGTCAACGTGTACTGGAATGATTGCTACGCGGCCCTGCCAATCGACAGTGGCTTTCTCAAACATTTCAAGTACATGTACTTCATTATTGATTTCTTCGATGACCGGCCCAAGGTAAAACTCCTTGAGGATGGACTCGAAAGTAGTAAGTGTCGCTACCATTTAAATTCTCTCTTTTGTGTTAGAACAAACTGTTTGTTCGTAAAAATTTATGAAGGGCCTTGTTGGCTTCCTTCAGGTTCTTTGGCTTACTGCCATCCGCTTGCGCCGACGATATGTTCGCACTTCCTGTTTTAGCAGGACGAGGGGCAGCTTTCTTAGCGGGTGCCGGGTTTGACTCCAAGTACTCACTAATAGCCTGCTCACGCAGTTGGTTGACAAACGATTGATAACGTTCTGCGACATCCATTACGGACACGCTTCCGTCATTTGCAACAGCTTCTAAGATGGCGCGACGGGGCACATCGGGGTAAATTGCTTCGGCCTGCTGCATCTGTTGCTCCAGTTGCTGCGTAGCCATTTGCACTTCGTAAGATTGAAGGCGCGACTCTAGTTGCGAGTACCTGTTTCCAAATTGTGACTGAAGATGATTAAAGTATGCTTGCTCTTCTTCAGTGAGAAACTCCGGCATTTCCATGCTTTGAGGAACTGATTCCTGGTACTGCTCTTGTTGAGCCTGTTGTGGAGTCGCCCGTAGGCTTTCCATCTGTTTTGCCAACTCTGCAACTTGCGCTGCAAGCATGTCCTTCTCAGAACGTAGTTGGTTTCGCGCTTCAATAACTTGCTTAAAGCGATTGTATGGTACTCGATGAGCCCCTTCTTGGACTTCTCCGTCGTCTGAATAGCCTGCATCTTGTACCGACTCCTCTGCACTAGCTGTTTGTTGTACATCGGTCGCTTCTGTTACGTCGCTTTCTTGCTCTTGTTCGTTTACGTCTGGAGCTTCAGACGGACTTGCGTCAACAGTTTCCTCCATAGGTTCAGGTTCGTTTCCTTGGATAAGGTCACCAATTCTGTCTACGGTATTGCTGTCGAAGAACTTACTCATTGCTTACTCCTTTTACGTCCTGGGACGGGTTAATATCGTGGCGGCCTAGAAGACATAGGTGCTTCCGCCAAGGGTTTATCGAACACTGAATCGTGCTCGAACAGATGCCCACTGTTCTTGAACAGCCTTCCGGTTTGTCTTTCAAACGTGAGCATGTCTTTTATTGTTGTTGGTGCTTTTTTGGTTTTGATTTCCTGCTCTGCATCCACTTGGTCTATCGATATGAGCGCAAGGGCACATGCCATGATCATGTCATCGTGCCTTCCAATCTCAGCCTCTGGCTTGCCAGACTTGTTAAAGACAAACGTGTTTATCTCAGATTGCAAGGTAAAATCGATTGGCTTGAGCCATTCTCGGCTAATGTACTCTTGCATTCTTGCAATCAAAACAGAGCGCGTAGACTTGTTTGTGTTGAACCCAAGGTTTTCGGTGTACCTGTTTTTGGCGGTGTCATATTTTACGCGCCTGTACATGTGAACGTATTCCTCGGCAACCAAGTACTCGATAACGCTCAGGCCATAAGAGTTAGACTCTACACAAACCAAGGCGTTGTACTTCTTAGCCTCTTTTAAAACGTTTGCTGCAAACTCAGCGGGTGCCATCTTGTTGTAGAGCGTTGAAACTATCTTGGGGGATTTCTTGTCTGTGCAATCTAAAACACAGAACGCAGAGTAGTCTCCGTGCTCAGAGCCGGAGGCAACGTCTACGCCCATAACGTAGGCCCTGTATTGCTGTGGCTCTTGGTACTGCCTGTACCCAGGGGTGGCTTTTACATGCGGATAAGACCTGTTAAAGAACTTCTTGCCGCTAGTAATGAACGCCATGTGTGCTTCAGGAGGGTACTCCTGCATGAACGTGTTCCAGTTGGCAGCACACTTTGTGGCAAATGTTTCTGCCGCCCAATACACACGCTGCTGAGACAGCTTGTACGTCTCGCCAAGGTCTACAATTGGTTGCGGCACCCACTTGGGTTTTAGGAACTTCTTGGTGTCTTCTGCGTCCATCCAGCTAATGAATAGCTTTTCAAAGCCGTTTTCATCGTTCCAGATTTTTGCTGCATCGTTAAGACCGTTAGCGGTTGTCTCAAGGACAACGCGAGCGTTATTGCCTGCGGTTGATAGTGCTGCAGCAATTAGGGCCTCGATGTTCTCGTACATGGCAAACTCGGAGCAATGGATCGACTGGTATGTCTGCCCACGCGCCCCCTCACTGCCTGCGGTTGCAGCGTTGATGTAGCCGCCATGCTTAAAACGAATCTCGTGCTTGTTTAGCAAGTCCCAGTCAAACTGCAAAAAGGGTGGCAGATTGTCGTAGAACTTGCGGTATATGTTGAAGATTGCTTTAGCAGCAGGGTCTGTGTGTGCCATCACAAGAACGGAGTAGTTCTTTGTAAACAGCGCAGACCAGAAGTTATACGCGGCTATGATGGTAGTCATGCCTAGCTTTCTGGCTTTCAGAACGTAGACCCAGGGGTTTTTCTTGTCTGCCTCAAGATAAAGACGCTGTGCATGGTTGGGCTTTAAAGAGACAAGCCGTCCATTTTTATCAACTATCTTGAGATACTTCCGGCAAAAGTAATCAAAATCAGAAGCGCACTTCTTGATTTCCTTTATAAGCCGGTCGTTTTTCTTCATTAGTTGAGGCCACCTGTGGCACCGGGAACAAACCCGCAGTACTCCATGGTGAATGCCTTGCGTCTTTTGTCTGACGAGGAGTCTTTGAGAACCTCATGCAATGTGGTGAGGAACTCTACAAGCTCTGTAGCAAACTGTGTGAGGTGCTTGCTGTGCTGGGCCTTAGCGTCCATAACCTTAATGTTGGATGCACGGTCCATAAACTCCCTCATAATCTCTCTACACATGCGGTGCTTAGGGGTGAGGGCTGCGTTAGAGTAGTCTCTAAGCATATCTAACACAGCCTGCACTTCCTCTCCGACAATCTGGTAGGTTGCTTGTGCGCTTTGTGTTTTGGTGATGTTGATGTCATCAGCCTGAAACACAATCACATCCATAGATGCCTTTATCTGGTTAATCATTTCAGCCATAACGCCTTCCACTGCTTCTTTAGGGAAGATGTTAGACTTGATTAGTTTTGGCTCTGGAAGCTCAGAAAGCTCTGCCTTGGCACCTGTGTGCTTATCGTCCATGCGTTACCTACTTTTTGTCTTTTTTGGTGGCAAACGCCACGTACAGACGGATGTTTTTCTTGTCGTTGCTGCAAGCTTTCGGTGTATCTGAGCCCACCTTGTAGGCGCAGTACATAGCCTTGCCGTCTTTGTCTTTGCTCTTTCGTATATTGTAAGGCACCGGTTAGCCCTTCTTCATGTAAAGAACGGACTTAAACGTAGCAGAGTCACCAGCACCCCCAGACATCGTTGCCGTTAGTCTAATAAGGTTGTCAAAGTTGCTTATTGTTGTGC